CCGGTAACTATGACTTTTACCCTAGTTATTCCAGGAGGAACATTCCATATGATATAACCAGTTATAACTTCCATCGTAGGAATAGTTTTGGCAAAAGTACTCTGTACAGTAGAATCTGGAAATGTTACACCAGCATTGCCTATCTTTGTTGACATTTATATGATCCTCGATTACTTGTCGCTTAGTGGTTGTGTTGTCAATACTCGCAATACTGCTACGATAATTGATACAGCCAACATAACCAAACCTGAGTTTTGTTGACCAGCCAATTGTGTGATAATTCCTTGAGACTGCTCAAGAATACCACCAATAGCGAGAATGATAGCAAACCATATTGTTCTGGACTTTAATGCATTCATTTGATTTTCCTTATTCGTGATCTTCGTATTTCATCTTAGCCAAGATATAGTCCTTGACCAAACTTGAACGTACAATGTCATCTGCTGTGAATTCAATTCGTGTGAATGAACTCATATGCATTGCAATATCAAAGAATTTCAAAATGCCCGACATATCGTTCTTTTTCTTATTTAGGTCAGTCTGCCTGTAATCTCCACACCAAATGATCTTGGATCGATATCCGACCCGTGTCATTACTGTATCAATCTCTTCAAATGTCAGATTCTGCATCTCATCAACAATGATGATTGCATCGTCAAAGGACATACCCCGAATGAACGATGTAGAGATGAATTCAACATAACCCTGTTCTTCCAGTCTCTGATATGCGTCTTTACGACCAAATAGAGTCTCACAGATTTGCTGATAGGGTTGTTGGAAGATTTCCATCTTCTCTGTTACATCACCCGGAAGATGACCAATCTCTCTTGACTGGACGGCTGAACGAACAATAATGATCTTGTTGAATGGGTTTGCCTTATCCAACACTTCTTCTAATGCCTTATACAATGCACAGAAGGTCTTGCCTGTTCCTGCTACTCCGTGTAATGCAACAAAGTAATCACCTTGTTTATATGCATCAAAAAACTTCTTTTGATTTTCAGTTAGAGGTGAGAAAGTCTTGAGATCATCTATCCTTATTTTTAGTGAATTAGTTCTGGATTCATTTGCTGAAATTTCTACTACGGTCGCAGACTTTCTTTTTGTTGACATAAAATCTCCCTTTTTTTATCACCTATTATTATAAATAAGTGTAGGTCACCAGATTGCAGTCTGCACCTACTCTAACATTGTAAAGGAATGTCAGCATGAATATATATTCAATTTATAAAGCCACCAATAAAATTACTGGTAAAATTTATATCGGTTTTGATTCAAATTGGCCAAAAAGAAAAAAAAGACATTTATCCAATAGTTTTAATAATACTTCTAGAGGATACAATGATGTTTTCCATAAAGCTATAAGAAAATATGGTAAAGATTCATTTGAATGGGAAATCATCTATCAGTCTTTAGATGGTGAATATTGCAAGAATATAATGGAAAAACATTTCATATCTGAATATAACAGTTTCATAAATGAAAAGAATTCAAATGGTTATAATATGACACTTGGTGGTGATGGAATGTTAGGTTTTAAACATTCTCAAGAATCTAAAAATAAAAATTCTATCTCTTGTGGCAAAAACTTTAGAGTTTGGCATAAAAATGGTCATATTGTTTCAGGTAAACATATTAAAAATTTCTGTTCAGAAAATAACTTAGAGTATAATTCATTTAAGTTACTATTAAAAGGTCATATGTTTTCTTACAGAGATTTTTATCCTTATGATAATGAAATTGACATCTCTGAAGTATTAGAAAAATACAAAGAAAAAATAAAAGTTTCTATGGATACTATGGGTGAAAAACATTCAAAAATTTACACCTTATTATCTCCAAATAATACACTAATCACATTTAAAAATTTAGCCAAATTTGCCAGGGATAATAATTTGAATCCACAGTCACTAAAACATGTTGCAATGGGAAAAATAAAATCCAACAAAGGATGGAAATTACCGGTTTAAAATTCTCTGGGAATTTTTGTTTTGTGATATTGGCCTATTGTGTTTCCAGGGATAGTCTCTTTCATTCGACCAATAACATATTTCTCAAAGGTTGAATCAGGTTTCAGACCTGCATTGACGGACATTCTCATCGTATCTCCAAATTGTGGGAGATTTTCTGCTGAGAAATATCGTTCTAAATTGGGATTTGATTCTTTGAAAGCATCGAGATCCTTGTAGGACATACGATGCTCTTCAATTTCATTAGTTTCTTTATTCAAAAAAACATAGTTAGGCATGAAACCACTCCGGTGCATTACGGGAATTAACTTTACCTTGCCATGAAGCAAGGTGCTGCTTATTATTTATATAGTAATTACGATAAGACGCAATACTGTCATAATGAAACTTGCCAGTATTCTTGTGGACTTTTACCTCATCAGGCATAGCCGGCGTAGGTTCAGTAAAGGGTAAGTCTTTGATATTCTTGGGTGCTTGTGATAGTTCTGTTACAAGCCCGATTTCTGCACACTTATGCACTTTACCATAACGATAGGTGTATTCCATGCACAGGTTTACCAGCAGACTATGCAGCCACACATAGTTATGCTTTGACAGGCGACACCAAACAGCAGAAGGATGATTGATATGAGTAGCAGCATACAGAATAGCTTCTCGCTCATCCGATAGAATCCACTTGCGTTTGGCACGCCCTGTCGCAGTCTTTGCAGCAACTTCTTTGCCATCTAGTACACGGTGTGCAGTCGATAGCAGTTGACAATATTCAAGAATCATTTTAATTACATGTTTGTCGGTATGCATTTCTGCACATTTTTGTGGATCAAAATCTAAAAAAAATACGTTCAATTTTTTATCTCTCTAAAGATACTTTTCAAATATATAATTATATCAGAACTTTTCAAAATTGTCAACCACTATGCAGAACATAAATGAAAAAAGATACGAAAAATTGATTGAACATTACAAAAATAATATGGAATCAGGCTATTGTGAGAAGCATCATATTTTACCAAAATGTTTGGGTGGAACGGATGATATTCGAAATTTAGTTTTACTTCCTGCAAAGGCTCATTATATAGCACATTTATTGCTATGCAGGATATATCCTGAAAATAGAAAAATATTACATGCTTTTGCCGCTATGGCATTAATTAGTAAAAACCATAAAAGAAAGATAAATTCTAGAATTTATTTGAAAATGAGGACCGCTAGGTCGAACGCCTTAAAAGGTGTTCCTAGACCCGATTATGTTAAAGAAAAATTAAGAGTTCCTAAGAAAAACAAAGAGAATTATAAAAAACCAAAATCAAAAGAGCATCGTGCAAATATATCAAAAAGTTTAAAAGGTAAAAAGAAAACTCAAAGCCATATTAATAAAGTTATTGAATCACAGAAAGAATTTCAAGAAAAAAGAACAAATGAAATGTTAAAAAAGAAAAATATGTATCGAGTTCTTTTTGTTCAGTCAGATATGAACAGAAAACAATTTGCACAATTCTACAATATTCCTTTAGGGACTATGAAAAGATATTTGAAAGGAATTTAAAATACTAACTCCAAACTCTGAAATTTTCCAGTGCGTTGGGGTGCTTCTTGTTAAATGGTCGATAGAACAAACTGTTCTTATCTTCTTCAGGACGCCAATCAGTTTCTACAAATGGTACAGGTCCAAGATATGCTGTTGCGTGTTCTAGAATGAAATCATATGGTAAATCTTCAGGTTCAATATAACCACGGCGTGGATTTTGAATAGCCCACATCATCTCTGAATAGATTGATGCAACCACTTGTAATGATGTTGCATTCTCACCAGGGATCAACTTGCGAGCCTCTTTGATATCCAANTGTGAACCGTACCAATATGATTTACCGTTCTTGCAAATCAACAACACACCAAGTTCATCCATACCTGAGATGATCTCATCTTTAATGATACGCTCTTTTGTTTGCATTGTCAACTCACGACCACGCAATTCATGTACGGACGCAATTGCAGCATCGGTAGGTTGATACACATAGTAAACAGATGGGCGATAGTCTCCCTTCTCTGTTTGGAAGTATTCGGACATGGTAATGGCTTCAGAGTGTTGCACCAAGAAACCATTGTATGGTCCACCGTTAGGTACCCATGATTTCACCAATACTGACAAACCAGGTTGGTGCAAGAATGCAGTATGCCCTTGAATTGTACCACCTTCCAGTTCTTTGGGTTCATGTGTGCCATAACCCATTTCAGCAGGTGCTCGACCTTCTGCCCAAAATCCTTCACAAGACCAAGTATTGACAAACTCATCTTTCAGTTTAGGTTTATCAATGATCTGTGTATCACGTTCTGCAATTTGAATTACCTCGACACCTAGCTTCTTGGCTAATTGTGCCCAACCCTCTTTATCAGTTGGTGCTTCTACCTTGCGCCCTGCTTTTTCTGCAATCTTGATCATTGCAGCCTTTGTCAGATATGTTACCAATCCAGGATTTGCACCACCAGTTGATACGACAGTGGCAGCATTTGGATATTCTTTAGCCATGTCACGGACCATATTGTGAGTATGGTACAGAGTACGATCTTCCATCTTTGGGATCTTCTCGTCCTGCATATGACCCCAACGTTCCAATGAAGTATTTACATACATTACATCATTCTGCAAGCACCATTCGATGATATTCTTTGCAGAGATATTCAAAGAAACATCAACAATAAAAGAACCTGGTTCTGTATATTGCTTCAGAACAGCCTTCATGTTGCTGGGAAGAATCTCTTTCTTGATATACTTTACACCATTTCCAGCATTGCGTTTGCGAAATAGCATACCATGGTTATCTTTTTCGATAACAGTGACTTTACTTGGATCATTGGTAATATGACGCAAAATCAGAGGTAGAATGGCTTGACCTACAGAACCGTAACCGATAATCAAAATCTTCTTGTCAAAATTGGCATGATTTGCTGATTTTTTTGGTTTTGTTGCTTCGGTAATAGTTTGTGAAAATGACTTAAATGGCTGTAGTCCAGGCATTCTACTCTCCGAATGTTGCGTTTAATGATCTCCTATTTATTCCGTTTCGATATCTGCTGTAGTAGTACCTGCGGCAGCCCTTCGTGCTGCTCGACGGGCACGATCAGCTTCACGCCGTGCTTCGCGTTCTGCATCAGCCTTATTCAGGTCAACAATAGGATCTGGTTGTGCTTGAGGAATAACGCGAGGATATGGTTCCTTTTCAATCATATTCATTCTTTGAATGCGTTCTGCAATCATTTCTTGTGATACAGTTTCCAAAACAAATTGCTTGAACATCGTGTAGTTCTCACGCACCTTCATTGAAGTCTTGCCACCAACAGCAGCAGAATCAGGGAAGAAAATGTTGCAACCTCCTTCCTTCAATGGTGCAATTTCCAATACAGTATCAAGATTGATAATGACATTGCAATTCTTGTCAAAACTAAAAACTTCCACAAACATACTCATATACTTCTCCTTTACTCATCATTGTTAGTTTTTGGAACACTCGCACGTTTGCGAACTTCCTGTGCATGAATATCAGCATCAATCATGACACTCTTGTATGTATACTTGTCATTCGAATGAGTAAACTTACTGAGAGCCATAATACGCTTTACTGTCTTGGGCATCTTGTAATCGGGACCACGTTTCATAGTAAACTCCATATGTTATAAAGAACTGCTAAACCACAAATAAGTAAGATCCAAAACTTGATCAAAGTATGATTATACTCTTTATAATACTGGACCTCAAGCATAATCATGTCTCTTTGTGCAAGTATTTGGG